ATGGCTGACATCGTGGACAAGGCGACCCGCTCGCGGATGATGGCGGGGATCAAGGGCAAGGACACGAAGCCCGAACTTGCCCTGCGCCGCGCCCTGCATGCACGCGGATTTCGATATCGCCTGCATCCGAGCAATGTCCCGGGAAAGCCCGACCTGGTACTCCCGAAATACCGTGCCGCCATATTCGTCCATGGCTGCTTCTGGCATCGCCACGAAGAGTGTCGCTACGCGACTACTCCGGCATCGCGCCCCGAGTTCTGGCAGGCAAAGTTCGAGGCGAACATCGCTCGGGATTTAGCGGTTCGCGAGACGCTTCTTGATTCCGGATGGCGCGTTGCAACAGTTTGGGAATGCGCGCTCAGAAAACCGAGTCAGATCGCCGCGTCCGCAGGCATAATTTCCGCATGGATAAGATCCGGGAACTATATGATCGAAATCGGCGCCCCAGAGGTACAAGCACCCTGATGCCCCCTAGATTTAGGTGCTCATTCACCCCACCTTCGCCCCCCATAACGAGGTCTGCCCGGCCGCGAAATACCCGTCAGCCACCCGGAAGTACCCCTGCAGTTCGACGGTATCGCCGGCGCTGAGGGCTACCATCGTCTGCAGCCAGAGCGCCGTCGCTTCGGACTCGTGCGCCCCGCTGATCTCGCCGCGCGACCCGCGGATCTCGGTTGAGCCGTTCAGCACGAGCCGTCCGCTCATCCGCGCGGATGTGCTGGCGTTGATTTTGTAGAGCAGCGTCGCGCCGAAGAGGTAGGTGCCGTCGACCGGGGCCACGAAGCGGTTGTTCGCGGCGTCGAAGGCGCTCTGATCGTTATGGTCGGTGTTGTTGATCCCGATCTTAGTCCAGGTCCCGACGCCGACGTAGTTGTCGTAATTTGTGTAGGCCTTGAACCGCGGCAGCCGGGGTTGATCGACGATGCCGGTGGCGTTGTCGACGCTGAGCCCGTCGAAGAAGGTGCTCCCATCGGCCGAGACCGCGAGCCGGAACCTGTCCGAGCCGAACAGCCCCAGCAGCGCGCGGGTAGAAAAGCCGGTCTGCAGCGTCAGCCCGAGATCGTCGCCTGCGGCCTCCTTGTTCATGGTGTAGAAGAGATCGCCCGTCCCACCCTCGGCCACGGTCCTTGCAGTCCAGAGCGCGGCGTTCAGCTTTGCAGCGAACGGGTTCGAGGCATCCGCTGGCGTTCCGAGCCCGAGCAGCGCGAGGTTCTGCAGCGCCGCGGGTGTGGTGCTGATCCAGTCTACGCCATCGTATGCCAGCAGCTCGCCCTCGTCCTCGACCCACACGCGCCAGCCCACGCGCGGCGGCAGGCGCATCCAGGCGCCGTCCGTCCAGAGCGCGACGTTCAGATCCCAGCCCGACCACTCCGCGCTGCCGCCCGAGGCCACCAGGTAACGATCGCCCTCGGCGGGGCTCGCGGGTGGCGCCGCCAGATCCCGGTCCTTGACCGAGAGCTGCACGAGGCCATCGAGCAGCCGGAGCGCCTCGTTGTGCGTGACGTGCTTTTGCGCCTGGGCAGCCTCGAGGAAGGGCAGAAGAAGATGCGTGCTGGTGGCCATGACCATACCTCAGAACCAGAGAGTGACCGCGGCCGGCGTCCCGCGCCCGACCGCCTGCGAGAGCTGATGGATGCGGATGTCGAGGCTGTCGCCCGGCCCGAGAGGCGCGCCCCAATCCGCAACCTGACCCGCCTCCGCGTAGAGCACGCTGGTGGTCGACGAGCTCAGCACCCGCTTCACCGTGGTGCCGTCTAGGATCTCGACCTCCCACGCCTCCGCCTCCTCCAGGAGCGGCACATCCAGCCCCTCCCAGCTGTCGGCCGAGAGCGCCCGCGAGCGCCGCACCCAGCGGATGGCGAAGTCGCCCGGCACGCGACCGCGCCGCCAGGGCTGCTCGACATGCACCGGCGCGAAGGGCCTGAGACCGACGCCCGCCGGCGTGAAGGCAAGCGCTGCGTAGGAGGCATCATCAACCGGCCGCACCGACGGGCCGATCCGCCAGTTGAAGGCCGTGCCGATCTCCGCCTCCGACACCTCGAGCGGGAACAGCGCCTGATCGAGCACCACCACCCGCGCCCCGGCCGGCGCCGGATTGCCCATGGCCCATTCCGTGCCGCGCTGGCCGCGAAGAAGCCGCGTGAGCCGATACCGCCCCGGCGCCTGCAGCTCGGCCGTGCCGGCCTGCAGGATCTCCCAGACGTCCGCCGCGCTCTCGACCGCTAAGGCATTGGCGCCCGCGAAGAGCTCCAGGTCGCTCACGCTCGCGAGGCTTCCATATGCCAGATCGAGGATCACCTCGTTGCCGTGGTCGAAGCGCGATGTCGGCCCCGCGTAAAGATCGGAGCCGAGCCGCCCGAGCCGCGCCCGCCGCGTCACCGTCCGGTTAAGCGTCCAGCCGTCCAGCGTCAGGCTGCGGAACACCGCCATCTCGCCCGGCCAGGGCGAGGCATCCGCCACCACCCACGGCCGATGCGCCGGGATGTCCTCGCGCAGCTGCGGCAGATCGAGGATGCGCATCGCGGGCGCGCCGAACACCGCCGGCGTGGCGACCGCGCTTTGCCGTGCCGGCCCCGGAGGCAGGTCATAGGCCTCGCGGTCCACCGCGACCGCCTCGATCCCGCGCGCCTCCGCATCCGCCGTCGAGACGATCCGCAGATCCCGCGCATGCCCCCCGGCCGTGAAGGCAACGGGATCGGACGGCTCGAGCGCGAGCCGGGAAGGCGGCAGGCGGAAGGACACCCCGTCGCGCCCCGTCCATGCCTCCATCAGCGCCCGACGGCAGCGGCGCTCCGCCTCCTCCGGCACAACCGCCACCGGAAAGCTCTCCGAGCCGATGCGGGCCGAATCCACCGTGATGCGCCGCGCCTCCACAAGCGCGGCGTCATAGTCGCCGTCAGCGCGGGCGACGCGCCACTTGAGCGCCTGCGGCAGCTCCGTCTCCTGAGCCCGCAGGATCTCGAAGGCCTCGCCCTCGCGCGCGGCAACAAGATCGTCCTCCGACAGCGTGGCCACCGGCGCCTGCGCGCGCATCCGGAAGCGGATCACGCCCTCGCTCTCGACCGCGTCGAAGCCGAAATGCCGCGCCAGCATGGAGATCGACGTGCGCGGCGACTCGAGCGCCGTGATGACATAGCCCTCCACCGCGCCCCACAGCCCCGAGACGTCGATCCGCTCCTCCGCCAGCCCGGCACGCAGGCAGAGATGACGCACGAGCGCCGCAAGCGAGACCGCCCCGAGCCGCCCCGTGAGCCAATGCCCCAGCCGCCAGTTGTCGCCATCCGCCCACACGTCGGTAAGCGCCGGGAAGAAGGGATACGGCCGCGCGTCCCATGTCCACGCGGCGCACTCCGCCACCTCCACCATGGGCGCGCCGTAGACGCCCGAGGCGGGATTGTTCGACGGATCACCCCAATAGAGCCAGCTCGCCTCGAGATAGGCCCGCTGGATGGCGTCGTCCCGCCAGCCGCGGGAGAAGTATGGCAGCGCGCTCTCCGAGGATTTCGGATCGACGAACACGTTCGGCTGATTGGTGCCGCGATCCACCGCCGGGCAGCCGAGCTCCGTGAAGCGGATGGGCTTCGACTCCACCACCCAATCCGTGCTCGAGCGCCCCTCGATCACCGCCTCGATGCCGAAGGCGAGCACATCCTCGCCCACCATGGCCGAGCGTGGGCCGAGGCGCAGCTGGTAGTTGGTGGCGGCAATGGTCACGTCCACCACCATGTCGATGCGCCAGACGCCGCCGCCGAGATCGACGAGCGCCTTCGAGACCATCGGGTTCGGGCCGGCGAACCAGCTCTCGATGGAGCCGGTGGCGAGGTTGACCACGACGCCCGTGTCGCCCGCGCCGGAGGCTGCGAAGTCGAGCATGGCCTTGCCGGAGCTGCCGGCCGAGACGTAAGCCGAGATCGCGACCCGCTCGCCCGGCGCGAAGCTGAAGAAGCCCGGCGTCGCGCCATGCCAGGTCGCCCCGCCGCTTGCGATCAGCGCCGGCGCCGTGAAGCCGCGGTGACTGCCGCTGCCGGCCGTGAGCGTGACGCCCGTGCCAATGGGATTCCAGCCGATGGGATCGGCGCCCTGGCTCGCGATGCCAAGGCGCATGCCGGCCGGTCGGTCGTGATGCGGCTCGCTCCACCAGGAGCGCAGATCCTTGAAGCGCCAGATCCAGTCCTCACCGTAGGCCGAATCCGAGATTGGGCTGCGCAGCTGCGCCTCGCGGTCCGCCTGGCTCGCATAGAACCAGTCGAAGCCCTCGCCTCCGGCGATGTTCGATTGCAGGTAGGCGCGGTCATATACCGTCGGCGCGCCCGCAACCGCATCCGCGTGCTCGAAGCCGTCGCGCCAGTCGGAGATCGGCATGTAGTTGTCGATGCCGACGAAATCGATGTTGGCATCGGCCCACAAGGGATCGAGATGGAAGAAGCGGTCTCCCGAGCCGTCCCCCGGATCATGGCCGAAGTACTCCGACCAATCCGCCGCGTAGCTGATCGCGGTGCTGGGCCCGAGGATCGCGCGCACATCGGCCGCAAGGCTCCGGAGCTCGGCCACCGCAGGATAGGTGGTGGCGCTGCCGCGGATGGTGGTCAGCCCGCGCAGTTCGGAGCCGATCAGGAAGGCATCGACACCGCCAGCCGCCGCGCAAAGATGGGCATAGTGCAGGATCATCCGCCGCAGGCCCCAATCCCCCGACAACCCCGTGTAGCTGACCGACTCGCCCGAGACCGCGAAGTCCGCCGGTGTCGCCTCTCCGAAGAAGGCGGAGACCTGCCACGTGGCCGTCGCCGTCTTGTCCACCGTGCCGGCGTAACCCGCCGCCGGGGAACAGGTGATCCGCCCGCGCCAGGGATAGGCCGGCTGCCCCGTGGCCCCGGCGCCGTCCGAGTAGGGATCGGCCAGCGCATTGCCGGGCGGGATGTCCATGAGAATGAAAGGATAGAAGGTCACCCGGTAGCCCCGCGCCTTGAGCTCGCGGATCGCCTGTACCACCGCGAAGTCCGCCGGCGTGCCGCCATAGACAGGCCGGCCCTCGTCACCCGTCGAGACGACATGCGCCTCCGCACGGGAGATGCCGTTGACGGACCACTCCTGCGGCGTCGTGGTCTTCGCGGCAAGCTCCACCCCCGGCATGATCTCGCACTCCCCGGCACGCAGGTCGTTGCCGAACCAGGACACCACGAGGCTCACGCTCTCGACCGCCGGCGCCAGCGCCTCGAGCCGGTCGAGCGATTCCACGATGTCCGTGTTGACGCTTGAGCCGTTCTGGTTCTCCGCGACCTCCTCGCCCTCGCCAAGCACCTTGCGGATGGGCGCCGTGGCATAGGCGAACTCGCCCGAGGCCGGGATCATGGTGACCGCCCGGCAGAGGCCCTCCGCCGTGTCCGGATCGGCCAAAGGCCGGAACACCTCGAAGGTCAGCTGCGGGATGCGATTCCCGAAAGGCGTGAGATCGAGCTCCTCGAACACCACATAGGCCGTGCCGCGATAGGCCGGCGTCTGGCCGGCGCCCATCTTCGCCTCGATGAAGGGATCGGGCAGCTGCGCCTCGTCGCCGGGATACCAGCGCCAGGTCACGCCGGTCAGGTCAAGAGGCTCCGCATCCGCCCAGATCCGGCCGATGCCGGTGATCGGGCCTTCGCAGAGCGCGATCGCGAAGGAGGCCGAATAGGAATACTCCGTGGTCGTGATCGTCGGCCCGCCGCCCTTGCCGCCGCCTTGGGTGGTGGTGCTGACATGCTCGGTGAAGTCGGTCGCCCAGATTACGTTGCCCCCGATCCGCATGCGCCCGAAGGCGCGCGGCAGCACCGCGCCCTCCGTCGAGGACGTCACGCGAAGGGATTCGAGCCGCGCGCCCTCATACCGCTGGTCGGGCTGCAGCGAGCCGATGATCCAGCTGTCGACGACCGAGCCGACCGCCGAGCCGATCATGCCGCCGATGGTCGCGCCGGACAGCCCGAGGATCGCGCCGCCAAAACCGGCGCCAACCGCCGAGCCCACCGCGCCGAGAACCAAGGTCGCCATCAGCGCCTCCGGGGTTGCGGGTAGAGAAAGGCGAAGGCCAGGCGCCGCCGCCAGGATCGGATGAAGGGTTCCTCGATCACGCCAAGCCGCTCGCGCGCATGAATGAGCGTGCCCGACTCCGACAGGATGCCGAGATGCTTTGCGATGGCCCGCTCGCGCATGCGGAATATCAGGAGCGCGCCCGGAGGCGCCTCAGCGGGCGCCACCTCGATCATGCAGCCGCGCGCGCCCTCCGCCATGACCTCGACCGCACCGACCTCCGCCCAATCACGGGAATAGGGCGGGATCGGGAACGGCTCCGGCCCCACCACCTCGCGCCAGACGCCGCGCGCAAGCCCGAGGCAGTCGCAGCCCGCGCCGCGCACGCTCGCCTGATCGTGGTATGGCGTCCCCAGCCAGGACCGCGCCGCCGCGATGACACGCGCCCGCGCCGCCGGGCGCCGGATGAACCCCGAGCTCACAGCACGCTCCCGTCATGGCCGGCGCCGGTCCGCGCATAGCGCAGCACCGTGTCGTCACCCGGAATGTGCGGAAAGCCCCGGAAGTTGAGCGCATTGGCGAACTTCGCCGCGCATGTGCCCAGCGCCTTGTCGCAACCCGCGCGGATCTCGAATGCGTCGCCCGGCGCGATGCCGCGAACGGGCTTCTCCAGAAGCGTGATCGTCACGCCCGAGCTCGTCACCGAATGCATCGACACCTCCGCGCGCCGGCCGGCATTGGCGCCGGACGTCCAGGTCACCGTGCCGAAGGAGAACCAGCCCGCATCGAAGCCCGAGAGGCCAGAGGCGGAGAAGGCCCGGTCCCGCAACACCTCCGCCACGCTGCCCGTGCCCTTGAAGGCGGGATCCTCGAGATTCACCCCGCAGCGCGCGTCACCGAGCTCGGCGTCGCAGGAGAGCTGGTAGGTACGCCCGACCGTCTGGTTCAGAACATGCGCAAGGCTCCGAACCTCGGCCACGAAGGCGAGCCGGCCGCGCCGGACCTGGCCGATTGAGCCGAGCCGCATCAGCACCCGCTGCGAGACGTCCTGCCAGTTGACGCGCCAGACCTCGACCGTGGCGTTGTCCCAGCGCCCGTCGAGGATGTCGGTCTCGGTGATCACATCCGAGCGCAGCACGCCCTCCGCGTCCTGGGCATCGACCGCGAGATCGGAGCCCGCGCGGAGCTCCGAGGCCGCGAAGCCGCTGTCGGGCTCGAAGCTCGTCCCGTCGAAGGAAAGCACCCGGTCGTGGTCGGTGAAGCCGAACACCTGGGCATCCGCCCGCGTGATGCGCCAGCACCAGGCAAGCGTGGTCGTGCCCTCCTCGAGATGCGCCTGCAGCGCGGCGTCTAGCGCCTTCATCGGCAAACCCCGGTCATGCGGTCATCGAGATCCGCGATCCACGCCGCCCATGCGTGCGGCACCTCCACCACCGATGCTGCAGACGGGCGCGCCAGACGTGCCTCGGCATAAGCCTCGCAGCCCGCATCACCAGGCACCGTCGTTGCGCCGCAGCCGCTCAGCAGGATCATCGCCGCCGGCGCGGCCCTCCGCCACCGCCGCGCGGCCCCGCTCCATCCGCTCATGCATATCCTCCAACGCATCGCGCTCCGCCTCCCGCCGGCCCTCGCGGCGCCCCTGCGCCCGGCCGAGCAGCCGGCCGGCGAGCAGCCCCACAAACAGCCCCGCCGCGCCCAGCGCCCAGGTCAGAAGCTGTCCGAGCTCACCGATCACCCCGAAACCCCCTCTCCAGCCGATCGCGCAGACCGATCAGGCCGAGGCCGAGGAAGATGAGCCCGGCGGGCGAAGCGTCGCCCGAGCCGGCCAGAAGGGCGACGAGGCGGGACAGTTCGGCGAGCGGGCCGGTGGCGGGCAGCGCGACGGAGGCAACGCCGGTGAGCATGGCGAAAAGTCCCGCCCACCAGGTGAGCGAGTTTGGACGGATATAGCGCATCGGGTTCAACTCCTTCTGAACAGGCGGGTGAGGATTGCAGCCAGCCGGGCGAGCCAGCCTGTGGGCGCGTCTGGGCTGGGTTCGGGTTTGGCGGGGCGCAGCAGCGCCAGCGCTTCGCTTTCGGCAAGCCGCCGAACCGGGCGCGAGAAGTCCACGCATCCCGTGCGGTCCACGGACCAGACCGGGATGGCGCCGCTGGGATACCTGCCATGGCGGAACAGGTCGCGCTCGGCCTCCCGGCGCGGAATGACGGACGCAGGCTTGCGCCAGTTGAGAAACGCGTCGGCAGCCGCAACGCGATTGCCGACATTGAGGTGCCGGGTCAGCGCAGCACGGGCGATGCCGCCGGTGTTGTAGTGGAACGAAACCAGCGCATCGAACTCGTGGGGTTCGAGCGGCACGGTCACGGCGCGCAGGACGTCGGCCTCGTAGCGGGCCAGATCTGCGCGAAAGACCCGGAACGCCTCGCCGACGCGCGCCTCCAGATCGTCCGGCATTCCACGCGGCATGGTGGCCGGATCGGGCGGCCCGGCGGCGGCGGTGTGGCCGATGCCGAAGGTCCAGGCGCCGGTTGAATCGCGGTAGGGCCCGGGCACGACCCCTTCGTGCCGGGCAAGGGCCAGAAGCCCTCGGTCTGTCATGTGCATGGAACTATCCGAGAAGCGAGAGGATCAGGATCAGCGCGGCGACCGCGAGGCCGATGCGCAGACGGTGAGCGAAAGCGTCGCGCGGGTCGTCGGTCAGGCGCCGCAGGCCACGCAGGACACGGACGAGCTCAGTCATCGCCGCCCTCCCGTGCCTGGCGAAGGCGCGCCAGCACCAGCTCGATCACGGCCGGGCCAAAGACGCCCACGAGATAGGCGGCGGAGCCGGCAGCGCCCCCGGCCGGGATCGCCTGCGGCGGCAGGCCGAGCCAGCTGGTGATGACGGCCATGGAGAGGCTCCCCATGCCGGCCGCAATCATCCCGCCGAGCAGGATGTGGCGCAGCGCGTCGCGCAGACGCATCTTGGTGGTCAGGGCGTTGGTGGCGCCGCCGAGCGCGCCCCAGGCGGCGAGGATCACGGCCGTCGAGGCCGCGAGATCGCGCAGCACGGTCGCGACGAAACCGGAATTGTCGTTCATCGCCGGATCTCCAGAAGCGGGATGGAGGTGATGGAGCCGAGCCGCTCGAGATCGAGCGTCACGTCGAGCGTGTCGGTGTCGAAGCGGACTGGCACGTCGAATTCGAAGCCGGCAGTGATGGAGACGCCGGAGGCCGGGGCGGCGTTGAAGGTAACGAGGCCGGTGGTGGTGTCCACCGACCAGCCGCTCGCCTGCTCAACCCCGTCGATCGCAACCGTCACGCTTCCCGCGACCGGCTTGGCGATGGTCCGGGTCCAGGCTTGGCCGCCCGAGGCGTAGGCCTTCACCAGCTGGAAGTCGGTGGTGGTGCCATCCCCGGTGCCAATGACCTGATCCGTCGCCGACGGCGTCTGCGACGGTGTACAGGACTTGTAATCGGCCCAGTCCTTGAACCGAAACCCGTAGAGCCGCCCGTTCCGTGCCTCGAAGAATGCGACGACGGCGGCGAGATCGTCCACACGGCGGATGCCATAGGCAACGTCATAGCGGCGGCGCGAACTGGCCCAGCTGGCGTTGCGCTGTTCGTCGCCTGAGGCGAGCTCGACGATCTGCGTGCGCCGCTCCGGCCCACCCCGCGCGCCGCGGCTGATGTCGTCCGGAAACCGAACCTCGTGAAACGCCATGGCTCAGAGCCCCCTACGGCCAAGCGAGACAGCGCGGGCAATGTCCGCCGCGATCTGGGTACGGGATTGCCGGAAGCTCTCGGCGTCGCGGGCGGTGATGTTGATGGTGACGCCGCCGCCCGCGCTGTAGGCCTGCGCTTCGCGGCGCGAGAGCACCCGCTCGCCGCGCTGGAGGATCGCGGGCACCTCGTCAGGACGCAGCCCGGCCCAACCGCCCGAATGCATCCGGGGCGCCGCCGCGAAGGCCATGGCAGGGACCATGCGGGTTGGTCCGCCCGATCCCACCAGGCCGCCTGCGTGCTTGACCTCGGCAAACAGCCCGCCCGCGCCGCCAAGAATGCCGCCAAGGGCGCTGGCCATGGGGCCAAGGATGAAGCGCCGGGCCGCGAGCCGCGCCAGATCGGCAATGAGCGAGGTCACGAGATCGCGGAAGTCGAGCTTGCCGGACTTCACAAACTCGGCCACCGCGTCCTCGGCGCTGCGGAAGGCGCCCACGAGGCTCTGGCCGATATCGGCGCCGATGTCGCGGGCCCTGGCGGCGTAATCGGCCAGCGTCGCGGTGACCGCCGCCCAGCCGCTCGCGGCCTGATCCGCGCCGTCGGCATTGGCCGCGCCCGCTGCCCGGCCCGCCTGACCGGCTGTGTCCAGCGCCTCCGTCACCCGGTCGGCCGCCGCCCTCGCCTCGTCGAGCGCATCCGCCCCGTCCTCGCCGCTTGCGCGCATGGCGGCCCTCAGCGCGTCGACCGCCTCGCGCACGCCGTCGAAGGCGTGGGCGCGGGTGTCCGACGCGCGGGCACGCAGCGCGTCGGCCTGGTGGCCGGCGTTGCTCGCGGCGTGGTCGAGGTAGGAGGCGTAGCTCTGCGCCCCGAAGACATCGATCCGGGCATCCGCTCCGAGCCGTTCGGAAACCGCGTTGAAGGTCGGCCCGATCTGGGCGAGGAAGTCGGCCCACTTCTGGGACAGAAACGCCATCAGGCGCAGCCAGACCGCCTCGATGTCGGCGCGCATGGCGCGGAAGTCATCGACGAAGGAGGTGACGGTCACCTTGATCTCGTCCCAGACCGCCTTCGCCACATTGCCCATGAGTTCCAGCGCCTCGCCAAAGCCGCCGGCGCCGCGCACCAGCCGGGTGAACTGGTAGATCAACTCGCCCGCGCCGACGATCAGCGAACCGATGCCGGTGCGGACGAGCGCCCCGCGCAAGACCACGAGCGCCGTGGCGAGGCCGCGCACGGACAGCGCGGCGGCGGCAAGACCGGCCACCCAGCGGCTGGCGAGGAACCCCGCAAAGGTGGCGGCGTAGGTGGTCAGCCGGCCGATATTGTCGAACAGTCCCGTGATCGCTTGACCGAGCGGTCCGGTGCGGCTCGAGAGCGTGGCCATGGCGTCGGCCACCGCTTCCAGCGCTGGCGCAGCGGCGACGGCCAGCTGGTTCGAGAAACCGCGCCAGATCAGGCCCAACCGGGAGATCGCGTCATTGGTGCGCTCGATCTGGTCGGCGTCGGCTTCGGAAACCACGACGCCGAAAGCGCGCACGTCCTCGGTCGCCTGGCGCAGCGTGGCGGTGTCGATCCGGCCCATGGCGATGGAGCCTTCCTCGCCGAAGAGCTGCCCGGCGACCGCTGCACGTTCGGCGACTGGCACGAACGCCTCGATCGCGGCGTTGATCGCGCCGACGCGTTCGTCGAGCGGGAGGGCCAGCAGATCGGACGCCGAGAGCCCGAGCCGATCGAGCACCTGCGCGGCGGGACCGCCACCCGCAGCCGCCTGGCTCAGCCGCCGCGTCAGATCCTTCGTCGCCTGCTCGATGCCGGACATGGACACGCCGGCCAGCTCGCCCGCCCGTTTCAGCGTCTGGATCGAGGCGACGGTGGTGCCCAGAGACTGGGCCAGCTTGGCCTGCGCATCGACGGTTTGCAGGCCGGACCGCACCATGGCGACGCCTGCCGTCGTGGCAGCCGCGACGGCGGCGGCAGCGGCCACGCGCACGCGCCGTGCGAACCCCGCGAGGCGCGCGTTGGCCGCCTCCATCTCGCGGCTGAGGCGCCCGAAGCCACGGGCGCTGGCTTCGCCGACACCTTCCAGTTCGGCGCGCACCTGCCTGCCGCCGACCGCAGCGAGGCGGACGCTGACCCTCTTCTCGGCCATTGCGTGCTCCCTTGAAGCGCAGGACGGATCGCCTTACGTTCCGTGTGTCGATCAGCCCAGAGTAAGAAACATGCCCGAGACCGCGAAGCTGTCTTCGAAATTCCAGATCTCGATCCCCAAGGCGGTGCGCGAGGCCCAAGGGTGGAAGGCTGGCCAGACCTTCGCCTTCATCCCCAAGGGGACCGGGGTGCTCGTCGTGCCGGTGCCGAGGCGGGACGATCTCAAGGGACTGGCGAAGGGCGCCAACCCGGCCGATTACCGCGATCACGCGGACCGGTTCTGATGGTTCTCGTCGATACCTCGGCCTGGATCGAGTGGCTGATCGGCTCCCCCACGGGCGACAGGCTCGAGGCGCATCTGCCCGAACCGGCCGACTGGCTGGTGCCGACCATGGTACAGCTCGAGCTGGCCAAGTGGCTCACCCGCGAGGTCGGCGAGGACCGGGCCGATCAGGTCATCGCCTTCACGCAAGTCTGCCGTGTCGTGCCTCTCGACACCGAAACCGCGCTGGCCGCCGCCGAGGCCTGCCGCGAGCACCGGCTCGCAACGGCGGACGCGATCATCTTCGCGACGGCGCGCGCCCACGGCGCCAGGTTGGTGACCTGCGACGGGCATTTCGAGGGCCTGCCCGGTGTCACGTTGATCCCGAAAGAATCGGGCTGAGTCGGCCCTCTCCGGACGCTGCCATCTGTTCGTTGAGCTTGGCGACCATCACCGCTTCGATGACCGGCAAGAGTTCGGCCGTGGCCGCGGGCGGCACGCCCAGTGCATTCCCAAGGGCCAACGCTGCCGCCATGTCCCACCCAACGACGGCGCCGGGCAGCACGCGCAGCTGGCCGCCGAGCCGGCCGACAAGATCCCAGACCTGCCAGCCCTCAAAAGTCAGCGGCCGGTTCAGCCGCGCCGGGCAGTTGGGGCACGGCCCTTCGCATCCCTCGCAGTATCTATCGCCCCCGCCGAAGGACCACTCGGCAAGGGCGCGGAGGCGTTTTTTTCCTGTTCCAGCAGCAGGCCCTTCGAGACATACGCCAACTGAAAAGCCTCGAAGATCCGCCAGATGTCGAGAAGGGCATCGATGGCCTCCGGGCTGGGGTCGATGGAATTGCCGTCGGGATCGCCGATGCCCTCCCAGGCGAGCACCGCGCGGCGGGCCAGCGCCTTGGCAAATGAAAGCGCACGTTCCTCGTCGGAGGCCTCTTCGGGCACGGTTTCCACAGCCGGGTCGCTTCGCGTCGCGACCATCAGGGCGGTGGTCAGAGGGCGCAGTTGCACCCGGACGCCGGGCGCGAGCTCGTACCAGCGCGGCTCATTGGAAAGATCGAGGGTCAGCATGATCAGTAACTCGCGACTGCGTTCTTCAAAACGACCGTGCACATCTGCCCGGCCACGGAATCGTACGCCGCCTGCCAGTCGAAGCTGGCCTGGATGCCCTGCGGCCCCTGGATCTCGACCCGGGGCCGCGGCAGGTAGACGGCATGGGCAGTGATCGTCAGGCTCACATTGGCCGAGATCACCCATGAGAACTCGAGGCTCGCCGATGTGCCGTTCAGCGCCTGATCCATCAGCGTCGTGTCGGCAAAGCGCACGTCGATCTTCCCGGTCAGCGCGGCGATCGAAGGGTCCGCCCCGTCGATGCGCCCGTCGTTGCGGATGGTCTCGATGCGCTCGACATTGTTCGCGTAGGTCAGATCGGCCGAGACGATGTTGCCAAGCGCGGTGCCGTTGCGCTTGATCGCCCCGTTGAAATGGCCGAACCGTTGCAGGGCATAACCCGTGGGCGTTCCCGCCGCCGTGGCGGTGGCGACGTTCTCTCCCTGCGCGACCAGCTTCACATCCGCCGTCAGCAGCCCCGAACGCTGCATCTGCAGGCTCAACTGATCCAGCACGCAGCCCGTATACATCGCGAAGCGCGGGATCTCCGGCATCGCCACCTCGATCGCCATGCTGGGCAGCGACCACGATCCCGACTTGAAGGTGTGGGTCTTGTTGGTGGTGCCGGTCGTGGTCGGCGCGCCGAAGGCTGCCTTCAGCCAGAAGCCGAAAGCCTCGGCATCGAGCGGGACGGTGATGTCACCATCGGCCGTCACCGCGTCCTTGATCGGCGCGAGCGGATCGCGGCCATAGCCGAGAAGCTCGGAGGCCAGCAGCGGCTGCTCGGCCCCGAGCGAGGCGCTGGCAAAAGGCATCTGCATGAAGCCCGAGGCCGGGGCGGTGCCATAGGTCGTCTCGAACGCGGCCGCCAGCTGCGACCGCGCCCCCTGGGCGCGTGCCATGGTAGTCTCCTGAGGTTGTTGCGGTCAGACCAGCGGGTCGGCCGTGGAATAGTGCAGCACTACCGGGATGACGGCGGCCTTGAGGCTCGCAGCCCCCTCGACGGGCAGATCGACCGGCCGCGGCGCTTCCGCCTCGACCCAGTCGCAGAGCCCGCCCAGCGTGCGGTCGGCGGCGATGGCGGTGCCGATGCTGGCGATCAGCGCGTCGAAGGCCCCGTCACGGCCCGCGCCCTGCACAACCGCCTCGATCTCGGCGCGATGCTGGAAGTGGTAGGCCAGCGGCGACAGCGTCACCTCGGGTTCCCCCGGCTCGCCATCGCGAAGGATCAGGAGGCCCTCTGCCGGCACGCGCTCGGGCAGCACATCGCCGCGCAGTACGGTGGCGGGCAGCGCCGAGAGCCGCGCATGCAGCGCGGCGAGGATGGTTTCGCGTGGGGTGGGCATCGAGGTCTCGAATGGTTGAGATAGGCCGTTCAGTCGCCCCGACGCAGCCGGTCCGTCAGCCGCGCGGGCAGATCCCGCCGGCCGTGCAGAAAATCGACGATGATCACGCGGTCGGGCTCGTCCACGAACACGATCAGATGCTCGCCGCAGCGGGTGAACCGCAGATCCTCGGGCAGGCGCGGATCGATGACCTTGCTGCAGCTCTGCCAAGGCGCCTCGTCCCGCGCGATTGCCGCGCAGCGCTCGATCAGGTCGGCCTCATAGGCCTCGGCCTGTCGCGGGCCGAAGGTCTCGATGGTCCAGAGCGCGATGTCGACGAGCGATGCTTCGGCTGCCCGTGTCAGCCGCCACGGCTTGCCACTCACCGATCGGACCGCGCGGCGCGGAAGGCCCGCCGGATGGCGTCCTCACCCGAGCCCTCGGCAAGATCGCCGCGACGGGCCTGGTCGAGGCCGGTCTCGAGCCGCGCGCGCAGAGCATCGAGTTGTGCTTCCTCGCTTTCCAGGAGCCGCAGCCCCGCGCGCAGGGCCTCGCTGGCATTCTGATATCGCCCAGTGGCGACCAGGCGATCGACCAGCGCGGACTGGCTTTCGGTGAGGACGACGTTTCTCGTGGCCATGGTGCTTTCTCCTTCATTGGCAATATATGCCAATCAGAGGCAGCTGTCGACCATGGGCTTCAGAGGCGGGTTTCTACCCAGTTCGCCACGATCAGCCCCGGCACGCTGTCGAGTGCCCGCTCGGCGTCCCGGTCCAGGTCGAGCCGCTTCGGCAGCTTGACCTGCGGGACCAGCAGGAAGATCGGCACGGTGGTGCGGCCGCGTTCGGTTTTGGAACGGGAAGCGACCCCGAGGCCATTCGTGTTGAGCCGCCCGTCGGCGACCAGCAGGCTGGGGCCACGCCGGCGATAAACGAAGCGCAGGCGCAGGCCGCGGCGGCGTTCCCATTCGCCGGGGGTCAGTTTCGCGCCACGCCGCCCCTTTCCGGCGGCGGGCAGCGGGATCGCCAGCCAGAAGCCATCGCGGGAGCGGATCAGCGGGCCGGTGTCGTGGGCGCCTACGATGACCGGCGCCTTGGACCAGACCAGCGCCGCCGCGTTCAGGCTCTCGCCGGCTTTCGGGTAGGTCTGGCTCCGGATCGAGTTCGCGAGCCGCCGCCCGAGCCCGGCGCCGGTGATCTGGCCGCGCCAGGCGGTCTTGAGCCCGGTCCCGGCCTCGCGCATGGCGGCGGTGACGGCCTTCTCGCCCGCCTTCACCTCGGCGGCCATGGCGGCGACGAGGTCCGGGGTGATGTCGAGCTTCAGCTTCATCGTAGTGACGCAGGCGATCAGGCCGGAGCGCTTGGACCAAAAATGCTGGCCCCGGCATGATCGAAACGGAACGGATCGAGTTCAGGAAGCCGTTTGCGGGACAGGTTCAGACCATATTCGGGTTTGCTGGCCTTTCCGTCATAGTCGCGGTCGACGAACAGCCCGTCCGGCGTCTCCCAGCGCGAGGCTGGGATCAGATAAAGGTCCGGCTCCCTTTCCTCCTCGAAAAGGACAAGGGCGAGAAGGAGGTTGTGCCGCGGGCGAAAGACCTCCTTCCGCATGAACACATAGTTCAGCTTGCGAACCGATTTGACCTGCACATCCCAATACCTGTCCGGCTCCTGACGCACCACGAAATCGATCCCACGGTCGTCAACCTCCGCGGAGTAAACGTCGAGACCGAGCAGCACGAGATGCATCTTGGCGAAATACTCCGCATAGCGGCCGATTTGCATGTGATTGAGACGGCTCCAATCGTGTCGCATCTGGCCTCCTGTGTGTCCCTGCACCTTTCGCCCACCTCGTTCTAGGACGGCCGCAGGTCCACGGTCCAGACCAGCCGCTCGCGGTCGCGGACGGGCTCGCCCTGGATGAGGAACGCCTCGCCGTCGATCTCGATCCGGTCGCCGGGGCGCGGGGCTGGAACTTCGGCCACGCGCAGGTCCAGCCTGGTGGTCTCCGACCAGATGCGCGCCTCGCCGAAGCCCGTCACCTCGTCCGGCCGGCGCAGGATGGCGCGCACGAGAACCGGCACGCCACCCTCGGCGGAGTAGACCACGTCGCGGCCGAGATGCGGGTCCGCGAAGAGCACCTCCACCGCCGCGGCGAACACGCTCATCAGTTGCTCGAGAAGATCCGCACGGCAAGCCGCGGGCGCTTGTTCACCGGCAGGATCGAGGCCTCGGTCTTGACGTCGATGGCGCTGCCGTCGGGCCGGGCGAGCTGGCGGGCGTAGATCGGCACGCCGACCGTGTTGACCGTCTCGACGAGGTTCGCGGGCGCCCCAAAGGTGACGAAGGTGTCGGTGGTTCCGAGCGGGAAGGCGATGCCTTCGCCGGCGGGGATCAGCGTCTCGGTCGCGCCCGTCGAGAGCGTGACGGTGGCGTTGTACTCCTCGAAGACGATGCCGCCAAAGGGGAAGCGCCGCCGGGTGTCCTCGCGCAGGGGCTGGGCCCCGGTGGACGAGAAGTATTTCCAGGCGTCCTCGACCTTGGCATGCCCGATCAGCTTGTCGAAGAACTCGGGGCTCACCAGCGCCAGCACGCCGGACATGGTCTCGCCCTTGAGCTCGGTCTCGACCTGGCGCAGCACGGCGCGGATCTTCGCCTGCACGTTGGTCGAGGCGGTGCCGAGCACGAAGTCGGTCTCGAGCCGGGTGATGCCGAACTCGGCGAAGTAGTCGTAGAGCGTGGTGCCGGCTCCGTCCCGGACGATGCCGCGCAGGGCGTTGACCTCCATGAACTCGCGGGTCTGGGCGTGCTTGATGCGCATCCGCGTGAGCTTGCGCTCCATGACGGTGGCCAGCGGATCGGCGGCGTCCGCCACGCCGAAGCCCCGCACCCCCTGGATGTCCTGCGGCGTGATCACGTCGTCATGGGGGATCCAGGGCACGGTGAAGGAGCGCATGGCGCGGGTGTCGCGCCCGGCGACGGTGGCCGGGCCGCCGAGCGGCACGGTGGGCAGGAGGTTCAGCACCCCCTCGGCCTGTTCGATGATCACCGAACGCTGGGTGATGCCTTCGAAGCGGAAGAGGCCCATCTGCCCGAGCCTGGAATAGACATTGGGCAGGATGTTGATGGCCTCGGTCATCTCCGCGAGCGTGTAGCCGCCCGCGTCGAACGGGTTGGTGATGACGGTCATGATCTGGGGTCCTTCCGGGCTCAGGCCGCATCGCGGGCAACGATGCCCTGCGCGGCCAGTTCGGCGTGCTTGGCGGCGATCTCGGCGGGCTGATCGACGGAAGCGTCGAAGCCGAGGGCGGATTTCGCGACGATGGCGGGGCCGCGGGCGAGAACGAGGCCGGTGGCGTCGCCCCCGGTGGCATCGACCGCTTCGAGGAGAACGGCGCGCGCCACCTCGGCCCCCTCGTCGCCCACCACGGCGGCGGCCGGCGAGAGGATGTACTTGCCGCTGGCGGTGACCTCGCCGAGCACCGCGCCGAGCGGATAGCTCGCGCCGCCGCGCAGGGTCACGGTCTCGCGGCAGTAATTGCCGTTGATCTCGTATTTCAGGAGATCGCCCAGGGTGGGCGGGCTGGTCAGGGTCGGCATGGCTTACCTCACGTGTTGCGGGCCGCGCGCTGGCGGGCGCGGCGGATGATCGGGCTCTCGGCGCCGGCGCCGCCCGAGGGCGCGGTGGAGACGATGGCCGTCGCCTCGGCGCGGGTGGCGAGCGCCTCGAGCACCGACCGGCGGAGCGCATCGGCGCCGATCCCTTGCGCCAGCGCGGCGGCGGCATCGACGGTCAGCCCGAGCCGGGCGGCCTGCGCGGCGATGGCGGCGATCTCGGCAAACTCGGCCCTGAGCGCGGCGGCCGGGTCGGGTGCACTTTCGGCGCCGGCGGTATCGCTGACTGGCGGGGCGGGTTCGGGCGGCAGGGTGTCCGGGGCGTCGGTCGCGGCAGCCGCGACGGGGCTGTCCTCGGTCGCGACGGGATCGGGGCTCATGTCTTCACTCATGGCGGAGGGTCTCCTCTCAAGGTTTGGTCTGCGGGTTGCGCGCGACGGCGCGCCGATGTGACCGGCAAGATCGGCCAGCGCCTGGCGGGTGGCGCCGACCGCATCGGCCAGCCCGGCCTCGACGGCATACGCGCCGCGATACGTCGCCGCTTCCATCGCGCGGATCGCTTCAGGCGCGAGGCCGCGATTGCGCGCGACGAGGGCCACGAGTTCGCCGTGCAGCGCGTCCACATCGGCCTGGATCGCGGCATGGGCGGTGGGGTCGAGCGGCGCATGGGGATGGCCGTCGATCTTGCGCGCCCCGGCATGGATCAGGGTGTACTGCCGCCCGGCCATGGCATCGGCGGCGCTCTCGTCGACATGGAGCGCGACGACGCCGATGGAGCCCATCTCGCCGGTGCGGGTGACGTAGATCCGGCCCGCGGCCGAGGCGATGGCGCAGGCGGCCGAGAGCGCGGCCTCGGAGGCGACAGCCCAGACCGGCTTGCCGGTCTCGGTGGCAAGGCGGCGGATCTCGTCGACCAGATCGAAGAGCCCGCCCACCTCGCCGCCGGGCGAGTCGATCTCCATCAGCACGGCACGCACGGAAGCGTCGGCGAAGGCCTCGGCAAGCGTCGCCCCGAGCGCGTGGTAATCGGCGAGCCCGAGCGCCGCCGTCAGCCAGTCGCCGCGCGCCAGCATCGGCCCGAGGATCGGCACGACGGCGATGCCGTCGCCAGTCACGGTGTAGCCCGGATCGGGCGCGGCCCGCGGCGGAAAGCCGGCGGGTCCGGCCTCGACCGGGCCGCTGCGGCAGAGCGCGGAGAGCGCCGTCGGGCCGAGCGCCAGCGGCCGACCGGCAAGCCGCTCGGCAAGGGGTGCGATGGTCATGGCGTCAGTCTTCCGTGGTTGCGGACGGGGCGTCCGGGCTCGCGGCCGTCTGCCCGACGGCGCCGAAGGCGAGCCCCAGCCGCCGCTCGCGCGCGCGATCGGCCGCGATCTCGGCATCCACCTGTTCGGCGTCGTAGCCGCGTTCCGAGAGCGCCTGCGCCCGGCTCTTCAGCCCCGCCTCGATCTGCTCGATCTCGGCGCGGGCATCCTTCAGGGGATCGACCCAGTCCCATTTCGGGGGAAGCCAGGAACAGGCGAGATACTCCCCGCGCCGCCGGGCGTAGCCGGGCATCTTCAGCGCGCCGGCCATCACCGCGCTGTCCATCCAGCGCGCCCAGACCGGACGGCAGAGCTGGTACACCATCACCGCGTGCTGGTAGGCCTCGACCCGGCGGCGGAACTCCAGAAGCGCCAGCCGCGAGTTCGAGTAGTTGGCGCGCACCATGTCGTTGGTGAGGTAGGCGTACGGCACCCCGAGCGCGGCCGAGACCTGCAGGAGCGTGCGATACTGGAAGGGCTCGTAGGTCTGGCCGACATCGGCGGGGCTCGAGGTCTGGATTTCCTCGCCGGGCGCCAGCATCGTCACGCTGCCCGGTTGCAGGTCGAGCACCCGCGCGCCGTCCTCGTCGCTCTCGGCCGCATCGAACGCCTCGGCCGGCGCCGGCGTGGTGATGAAGAGCGCGTGCATCGCCGCGACCTTCTTCCGGTCGAGCTCGGCATCGTCATACTGGTCGAGGAGGAACAGCTTCGCCACCGCCGGCGCGAAGCGCGACACGCCCCTGAGCTGCCCGGCATCGACCGGATCGACCACATGCACGATCTCCGAGGCGGGGATCCGCACGGTCTCGCCCGCCAGCCCCGGATCGGTCACGTCGCCCGGATGGCGGCGCAGGAAGTGATAGGCGACGCGCCGGCCGATGGCGTCAAACTCGATCCCTTGCCTGATCGCCCCGCCGCCGGGCAAGGGGTCGTTGCGGGTGAGCGGCAGCATCTCCGAGGGGATCATCTGCAATTGCAGGGGTACCGACAGCCCGTCCTCTGGCCGGCGCGGGCGGAAGCGGAAGAACACTTCGCCCGCGATGAACACCTCACGCGCGGCACGCCGCTGCAGCCCGTAGAAGTCGGTCAAGCCCTCGGCGTCCGCCGCGTCGGTCCAGTCGAGCCAGAGCCGCTGGACCTGTGCCTTCAGATCGGCATCGGCGATGAGCGAGGAGGGCTTGATCCCGGCGCCGACCACGTTGCCGGCCCAGCTTTCGACGGCGTTGACCGCATAGCCGTTGTTGCGCGAGAGCCAGCGCGCACGGGCGGTGATGTCGGCGCCCGCCGCCGCGACCAGCGTGTTGAGATGGGCGCGCGAGGGCTGGAAGTGCCGCAGCCGCCGCCCGCCCTGGCCGGCATCGAAGCCGCCGACGAGGGCGCCGATCTGCCGGCGCAGATGGCCGAGCGCGCGCCGCATTCAGAGCCCCTTGCTGGCGGTGGCCCGCACGATGCGCCGGCGCCGGCCGGCACTGGCATCGGCGATGCGGCGTTCGATATCGGCAAGCGCCGCGGCCATCTCGGCGTCCGTGGCATAGGTGATGCGCCGTCCCTCCACCTCGACGGTGCGCACGCCGCGATAGCGCGCCTCGAGCAGCGCCTCGCGCCGGGCGATCAGGTCATCGACAAGCATGGCTCACCCCATGTAGCTCGAGCGGAAGACGCGCCGCGCGCGCCGCCCCGGTGTGCGGTGGATCCGGCCCGCGGGCGCCTGCCCCTCGGCCCGGTCCGGTTCCGTTCCCTTGATGCCCACCTGCTCCTCCAGGTCGGCCCATGTCGCCTCGCCCCAGCGATCGGCGCCGGCGATCCAGGCGGCGGCGCGGGCATACACCCGGCAATCGAGCGCCTCGTTGCGCTCGCGGAGCTTCTGCCATTCGAGCTTCGCGAAGCCGCGCCGGTTGCGCACCGTCACCAGCTGCTCGGCCACGAGCTGCCGGATCCACTCGGTGTCGGCCCAGCCGGGCAGATGCACCGTCCCGGGCGGGAACGCCGCGCCCTCGCTCAGTTCCTCCGCCGTCGGCCGCGCCAGCCGCAGGAAGCGGTAGGTCTCGGCCTTGAAGGTCGGCACCGCCACCGTCCAGAGCCGCGCGCCGCGGCGCAGGCGCTTGCCCGAGACGGTCGCATCGACATAGGTCGGCCCGGAGACGGGACTGGACCGGTTGAAGCCTTCGACCCCCTTGACCGGCGCCACTTGCGCGAAGCCGACCGAGCGCGCCCAAGCGTAAACCGCCGCGGTCTCGTAGCCCGTGTCGATGGCGAGCCGCGCCAGCCCCAGCTCCGCGCCGCCGGCATGCCGCCAGCTGCGGCCGAGCAAGTCGGTCAGCGCCTCCCAGCTCTCCGGGCGCGCCGGCCCGCCCTCGATCACGACATGATCGACGAGCCAGCTTTCCAGGCCCCGGCCCCAGGCCCAGACATCGACCTCGATCCGGTCCTTCTGCACGTCGGCGCCGGCGGTCAGGAACAGACCCTTGTGCGGCACCGTGCCCGCCGGCCAGTCCTCGCGCCGCTCGGCGATCCGCTGCCAGTCCGGCGCGTCGCCCGTCTCGATCCAGGTCTCCCCGAGCACCGTGTTGCGAAACACCCGCTCTGCCTCGTCGGACCCCGCCGCCGTCTCCTTGTCCCGCGCGATGTCGGCCCAGCTCTTCCACCCCGGCGGCGAATAGAGCGCCGAGAGATGGAACCCCACCGTCCGCGCATCGTGGGCCTCTGCGGTGGCCCGCCACTCACCTGCCGCCAGCATCGCCGTCTTGTGGTGCTCCTCGATCCGCTCCTCGCAGGCATCGCAGTGGTACGCCGCCGTCTCCGGTCTGCCCTTTTCCCAGCGCAGCCGCTCGAACCGCAGCCACTGCATCGCGCCGCAATGCGGGCACGGCACGAAGAAGCGGCGCTGGTCGGACGCCTCGTATTCGCGCTCGATCCGGCTGACGCCGCGGATCGTGGGCGTCGAGACCAGGAACACCTTGCGCCGGTGCGCGAAGGTCAGCGAGCGCGCCTCGGCGAGCGCGACCGGATCGCCTTCCTCGTCGGCCGAGGCCGGATAGGCGTCGACCTCGTCGAGGAAGACGTAGCGCGCCGGCATCGAGCGCAGCCCCACCGCCGAGTTCGCGCCGGTCAGCACCAGCACGCCGCCGGGGAAGTCCTTCGAGAGCTGCGTGTTGCCGCTGTCGCGCGCCCGCGCCGGACGGACGCGCTTTCTCAGCGCCGGGCTCTCCTCGATCAGCGGGTCGATCCGTTGGCGCGAGTTGCGCTTGGCCAGCTCCACCGTCGGCTGGACCGCCAGCATCGGCCCCGGCGCCTGGTGGATCACGAAGCCGATCCAGTTGTTGCCGGCTTCCGTCGCGCCGACCTGCGCGGCCTTCTGGAACACCACCCGCTGGGCTGGGTGACCGGGCGAGAGCGCGTCCATGATCGCCCGCATGTAGGGCGTGCGGTCCGTCCGGTAGCGGCCCGGCTCGGCGCTCGCCCGCGAGCTCAGCCAGCGATGCCGGTCGGCCCATTCCGAGACCGTGAGCCAGGGATCGGGCGTGAGCCCGCGGCTCCAGGCCCGCAGCAGCGCCTCGGCGCCCTCGAACCGTGCGGCCTCGTCAGAAAGCGATCCTTGGCTGGGCGAGTTCCTCGAGATGGGCGCGGACATGGGCCTCCAGAACCTTCTGCATGGCCGCCGTATCCGTTCCCAGTTCCGCCGCCATCAGCGCGGCCACCCGCGCCGGCCAGTTCACCCAGGCATCGCGCTCCTCGCGCGCGAGCCGGAACACCAGCGTCTCTGCCCGGGCGCGATCGACGAGCTCGCCCTTGAGCCTTTGCAGCCGGATGCGCCGCTCCTGCGCCTTCAGCACCTCATGCGCGATCTTCGCCTGCAGGAAGGTGGTGCCGCCGCCCGTCGCGGGGGCGGCGAGGCCCTGTTCCTTGAGAGTCTCGCCAACGGCGGACACCGCGGCTTCGGGCACCGGCTTCAGTTTAGGTTCATTCTTCGGCGCCTTCCTGGTCTTCGACGGGTCGGTCGCCTGCGCGCGCAGCCTGTCGGACGCCTCCGCGTCGATGCTGCCGTCCTCGTGCAGCACCAGCCGCCCCGTCGCCTTGGCCTTCTGGATCGCGCCGCGCGACAGTCCCACACGGGCAGCATACCGGCGCTCGCTCATGCCCTGCATGACGGGCTCCGATTATCATTCAAAGTCAGGTGTTTATCCGCTTGATAAGCGGGGCGTGTGGAGCAAACGTCCATCCCACGAGGACGATGCAACTCACCCGGAGCCAGCCATGACCCGCCTGATCCCCGAGACCACACCCCGGCATGAACTTCGCGCCGAGAAGGCCCGCCGCAACCGTGGTGAGACCGGTTCCGCCAACGGTTCGAGGAACCGGTCGAACGCGCTCGCCGCCTTCATCGGCAAGAAGGCCGAGATCGACGAGATGCTCGCCCGCCTGCAGGCGCTCAGCGACGAGCATTTCAACGTCGGCCCCGACGAGGTGAACTGGGGCCATGTCGGCAGTCTCGGCCACATCGCCGAGCGGCTGCGCGAGCTCTGCGCCTTCGCCTTCGGCGAGGACGCTCCCGACGCGTGACCGGCACCCCCCGCCGGAACTCCCGCCGCGCCGAGGCGCGGCCTGGGGTCGTGGAAGGGTCGCGATGGTCGCGGCCCCGATGAAGGAGACGACCCCATGACCCAGATCCAGCTTTCCGACGCCCAAGCCGTCATCCTCTCCACCGCCTGCGCGCGCGAGGACGGGTCCATCTTCCCCGTCACCGCCAGCCTCAAGGGCGGCGCCGTCGGCAATGTCTGCAAGAGCCTGCTGAAGCGCGGGCTGATCGAGGAGGTCCCGGCGACCGATCTCGAGACCGTCTGGCGGCACGACGAGGAGCGCGGCCCGATCACGCTGCGCGCCACCCCGCTCGCCTACAGCGCCCTCGGGATCACCGACTCGCAGGACGAGACTCCGGCGGACGCGCCGCCCACCCCGGTCCGGCGACGGAAAGGCACCAAACAGGAAATCCTCATCGAGATGCTCCGCGCCGAAGGCGGCGCGACCATCGACGAGATTGTCGAAGCCACCGGATGGAAGCCGCATACGGTTCGGGGCGCCATGTCGGGCGTCCTCAGGAAGAAGCTGGGCCTGACGATCACCTCCGAGAAGGTCGAGAGGCGCGGCAGGACCTACATGATCGTTGACGACTGACGCCGCACACCACGACGGACCCGATGCCGCCGTCCAACCCCGGGCGGCGGTTCTTCATTGCGCGCCCCGGATTCGGATCGCCTCGAACAGGCGACGCAGCAGGTAGCCGCGCGCCAGCGAGACGCCGACGAAGGCGAGGCCGATGGTCAGATGCTCCGCGAGGCCCGTCTCGATCCCGAACCACGGGAACACGACGATCTGCGTGGCGATGGCCAGAACGTAGCCGACGATGACGTTCGTTACCGCCTCGACCAGCGACATGGCGCGGCTCTGCTTCATCCTAGGCTCTCCAGAAACGCCGTCACGCCAGAAACGCCGTCACGAACTCCGCCGCGAGCGGCGGCACGATCGCATTGCCGTAGCCCCGCAAAAGCCCCATGCGGCCGGGTATCCCATCAGCCAGCGGGAATGTTCCGGGTTCAACGGGCCTCCACTTCCCATCCCTGCAGAGGAGCCAGTCCGGATCTCGCCAGACGCCGTCCGTCGCATCGGTCCCGCTGGGGTCGGCGCTTTCGACCAGTCGACCAGCTTCACCGTCCTGCGGCTTGCATCCGTGTTGCCCGCCGCGTTGTACGCTGCCGTCGCGGGCGAACCCGCCATCGCCGTTGGCCAGCCCGCCAGCCAGACCTGCCTGCCGAGCAGCGCATTGATCGGCACCGCCCGGCATTCCGATCCGTCCTTGTGATCCCGCGCCGAGGCTGTCGCCCAGCCCGCCCGGTTCCAGAGCGACGGCGCCGAAGAACAGTCGCTGGCGGATGTGCGGCGCGCCAATGCCCGCAGCCGGCAGATCGGCCGCCGCGACGGCGTAAGATGCCGCTTCCAGGTCTGCCGCCAGAGCGTCGAACCACGCCCAGCCAGCCGAACCTTCAGCTGCCGTTCGAGCCGTGCCGCCAACCTTTCCGAGCACCGCCGCGCTCGCGACCTGCTCGCCGAAGACGAGCTTCGGTCGGCAGGCGGCGACGAGCCGCAGGAAGGCTGGCGCGAGATGGCGGTCATCGTCCTGTCCCTTGCGCTGCCCGGCCTGGCTGAAAGGCTGGCAGGGTGGCGATCCGGTCCAGACGGACAGGTCCTCCGCGACGCCCGCGAGGCGCAGCGCATAGGGCCAGCCGCCGATCCCGGCGAAGAAATGACATTGCGTGAAGCCGTGCAGGTCCGGGGGCTCCACCTCGAGAATGGACCGGTCGTCCACCTCACCGTCCGGCAGCAACCCGGCCGCGATCAGCTCCCGCAGCCATGCGCAGGCCGCGGGATCGGCATCGTTGTAGTAGACGGCCATCAGGCAGGGGCATCGGCCCCAGTGGCGGCGGTATCGCCCAGCCGCTCGGCCTTCACCTCAGCGAAGGTCCGGCCGTCGCCGTCGAGGATCGCGTCCTTGCCGGTTTCGGCCTGCCAGCGCTCCACGGCGACGTCGACATAGGCCGGGCTGATTTCCATCGCGAAGACGCGGCGGCCGTTGGCCTCGCCCGCCATGATCTGCGAGCCGGAGCCCGAGAATGGCTCGTAGCAGAGCCCGCCGCGCGCGACGTGCTGGCGCATGGGGATCCCGAAGGCGTCGAGCGGCTTCGGCGTCGGATGATCCGGGCGCTCGTCCCTGGCAAAGCTCGGCATTTCCCAGGTCGAAGGAAGCGTTTCCTCGGCCACCTTCGGCGGGCGGTTCGGGCGGCGCCAGCCCATGAAGCAGGGCTCGTGCTTCCAGAGGTAATGCGACCGGGTGAGAACCCCGCGGTCCTTCACCCAGATGATCTGCTGGTGCACGAAGGCGCCCGCCCTTTCCCAGCACTCTTCCAGCATCGCCTGGCGGCGCGAGGCGTGCCAGCAATACCAGGCGGCATCCTCGGTGATCGCCTCGGCGACAGCGGCGGCGATGAAACCGTCGTAGAGCTCCGCGCCCTGCGAGCTGTCGTCCCAGGTCGTGCCGTAGGAGGCCGACCAGTCCTTGTTGCGGGTCGGGTGGTTCGAGCCGTCGTAATCGACGAGGTACGGCGGATCGGTCGCGAACAGCACCGCGCGTTCGCCGTTCATCAGGCGGCGGACGTCCTCATGGTTGGTCGAGTCCCCGCAGAGCAGGCGATGATCACCGAGGATCCACAGGTCGCCCATCCGCGATGCGGGATTACGCGGCGGCTCGGGGATGGTCACCGGAGGCACCGAGCCCCCGGCGCCGCCTTCTTCTTCACCGACCCCGTCCGGATCGAAGGCCAGCAGCTTGTCGAGTTCGCCATCCGAGAAACCGACCAGCGACAGGTCGAAATCGTCAGCGAGCAGATCCTGCAGTTCCGCCGAAAGAACGGCTTCGTTCCAGTCGCCGAGTTCCGTGAGCTTGTTGTCGGCCAGACGATAGGCCCGCCGCTGCGCCTCGGTCAGATGCCCCAGCACGATCACCGGTGCCTCGGTCAGCCCGAGCTGCGTCGCGGCCAGCACCCGGCCATGGCCCGCGATCAGCTCGCCGTCCTCGCCCACGAGGCAAGGCACGGTCCAGCCGAACTCGGCCATGCTGGCGGCGATCTTCGCCACCTGGTCGGACCCGTGCACCTTCGCGTTTTTGGCGTAGGGCTGGAGCTTTGACAGCGGCCACATCTCGATCCGCTCGGGGGCGAAGCTCAGCGTCATGGGCGGTGTTCCGTGAATGGTGGTGGATTCCGGCAAAGCGGAGTCCACCGGCTTGCGTGCTGGACTCCGGCATCCACGGGGTATCCACCCCGCGCGGCCGGTCATGTATTTGATGTTACGACGATTTTTCGACGCCGAGGGTGGATCCGGATTCCGGGTGGCTTCCCAAAAATCCGGCCCTGTCGCTGGCGAAATCCCGCGCCAAGCCCGCCAGCATACGATCTCGGCCCGAAAGGAACCGTTGTTTCAAAGGGTTAGACGACGATGTGCTGCCGCAGCCAGTCCGCGAGACCGACCTCGTCCATCCTGCCGGCGGCAAGCGCCATCATGGCGGCGTATTTTTCCTCGGGCGACGCCACCAGATCGGCGCCGTTCAGCCGCAGGAAGAGCCGCATCACCACCAGCGCCGTGCGCTTGTTGCCATCCACGAAGGGATGATTGCGGGCGATGCCGAACCCGTAGGCCGCGGCGAGCTCGGCCAGGTCCGGCGCCGGGTCGGCATAGGCCAGCCTGTCCTTCGGACGCTGCAAGGCCGAAGCGAGCGCCCCGCGACCCCTGATACCCGGCCTGCCACCGTGTTCGGCAAGCTGCCGGTTGTGGATGGCCTCGACCACGTCGGGGCGCACCCATGCGATCCGATCGCTCATTCAGCGAGCTTCTTCAGCACGTCGCGATCCTCGCGCATGATCTCTTCGGCGAGATCCATCTGTGCCGCGAACTCCGGGTCGTAGGGCGTCAGCTCGATCCCGTTCGGCGTTTCCACAGCATAGAGACGGTCGCCCTTGCCGACGCGAAGCTTCGCCAGAAGCTCCTTCGGCAAGACGACCCCCACGGAATTTCCGATGCTGGTGAGCTTCAGGCTGGACATGGCGGCGCCTCCGTGAACACCCGCGTTATAATATGCGTTATAACGCCGCCTTTCAAGGCGTCCCCGCGCGCGCCTCTCCCGAGGATACCCGTTTTCTACCCCGGGAGAGGCGTTTTCGTCCCGTCGAAATGTGTCCGCCGCACATCTTTCCCGCTCTTGCGCTCCATCACGCGCCGCGGGCCAGCTCGATCACCTTCCGCTTCGACAGGTTGCGGTTGAACCGCCGCCGGTTGAGCCTCAGCGCGATGACGCAGAGCCCGTAGAGCCAGTGCTGGTGGGCGGCCGAGCGCTGCAGCCCGACCGTCCAGCAGATGGTTTTCCACCGCTCCCCGTAAGCGCGCATCCAGATGATCCTGCCGTCTACGGGATCGAGGCCCACCGTCCAGGAGAGCGTCTCCTCCATCCGGCTGATCGCCTGCGGCGAGGGCAGCACGCGCATGGGCCTTGGCTCCTGGCCCACCTTGTCGCCGAAGGAATGGATGATCTCGGGCCAGGTGCTGAAGTAGCCTTGCCGGCGCGGCTCCGGCAGGCGCTTGAGCACCCAGGCGGCCTCGGCCAGGCGGGCCTCGACGAGAGACGGGGTCCACTTATCCATGGCACCCTCCATCGTCGGCAGCACGCGGTCCGTAGAGCCGTTCGCCCAACTGGCGAACGAGCTCCCGTTCAGGCCAGCTCAACCGGTCATCATCCACTGACACCGCCAGCACTCCCTGCTCCTGCCAACCCTCGCGCTTCACCTGCTCGGGGTCGCGACGACGGCCACCGTAGCCCTTGGGATGCCACCTCATGCGACACCTCCATTCGTCTCGATCGCCCAAACGAGGATCGCGATGGCATCGGCCTCGTTATCGTCGGCGGGGCTGAAGCCCCGGGCACGCGCAGACGCGATCATTGCCTCCTTCGGCGCGTTGCCCTTGCCGGTGGCGTGCCGCTTGATCGTGCCGACGGGAACGCCCTCGTAAGGCACGCCGCGCAGTTCCGCCCATGCGGTCAGCGTAGCCATCAGCCCGCCATGGACATGGGCCGCGTCCGTACCGGCATGGCGGCGCACCTCCTCGAACCAAATGGCGGCGATTGGGCCGGACAAGCGGTCGATCTCGGTGAGCCAGTTGGTGAAGCGCAGGTAGCGCATGCCGCCGCCATCATAGCGGCCTGGCCTGAAGCTCGCGGTCCCGCTGGTGATCAGCCCTTCGGCCGAGCGCAGCGCCCAGCCGGTGCTGGTGCCGAGATCCAGCGCGAGAATGCAGCGGTCGAGAGCGCCGGCGGCCATGGAAGGCGCCGGAGCGATGTGTGGGGAGCGGTCCATGACGACCTCCTCTTCGAGTGATCGGCCAAGGCCCACGCCTGCCTGGATCGAAGGCAGCACGCGCGCCCGGACCGGGATCGCGAGATCGGGTCAGGGTCATGGTCGGGGCGTGGTGAGCGCCCAAGGCTTTCTTCAACGGCTTCAGTCCCTCCGCTTGAAGGAAGTGGGGCTGTAAGCCATTGAGAGAAAGGCATTTCATATCTTCTTTCAATATTTCAGTTTCTTCAATGGGTATGTGTGGCATACCCCTCCTCTCCCACGCGCGAGGGTCTTTGCGTGAAATATTGAAAGAAGTCCCTCTCGCCGGATTTTTCGCGTCACGACAGGGGCTTGGGCGGAAACTTCCTTCAAGTGAAGGATGGGGCGTCTTGAAGGAAGCATCGCGCCGGCCCTCACCGCAGCGCCCGGAAGCGCATGGCCTTCCGGCCCCCGGTCTCCTGCTCGACCGTGACGATGTCGCCGCTCTCGACCAGCGTGAGCAGGATGTCGTCGCGGTCGCGCGCCCGGAGCCATTGCGAGGCGCGGGTGAGTTCGGACTTGGTCATCCCCGCCGCCCCAGCCTTGCGGATGATCTCGCGCAGGCGCTTCAGATGCGCCTCGGTCTCGGTGTCGGCGACATGGCGCTCGACCGCGTCGATGGTGCGCCGGGCGAAGTGGCGCACGAACTCGATCGCCCAGACGGCGTCTTCCATCCGAATGACGGGCCGGACCGCATCCCGCCCCACGGCCAGGACGAGCGCGACCTTGGCCGCGTTCTCCGCGATCCGCGCGAGGATCGGGGTCTGGAACGTGCCGGCCGCGGCCCTGAGCTTGGCCGTGATCTCGTCGCCGAGCGTATCGAAGCGCGCTCGCGCGTCCTCGTGCATCGGCACGGTCATCGGCTCCACCGCGGTCTCGGGACCGGCCGTCCGCCCGGTGAGGTTCCCGCCCCCTGTGCCGCCCGCAATGCGCTGGAGCCCCTCGATCAGCGCCGGCGGCGAGGGCTGCAAGCGCGCCGCGCGGTTCTCGTCGGGGTAGTCCTCCTCGGTCGCAAGGATGATGAACCGGGCGAGCGAGCCGTCGACGACATTGGCGCCCTGAAGCGCCCCCCAGAAATGCAGCGGCGTCGTCGTGCCATAGACGCAGAGGCAGGGCTGGACGATGTCGCGCCGCTCGTTCGAGCCGTCCCGGTTGGCGTATTCCGCACCGAGGAACACGCCGCTCGCCGCGCTGTAGAGCTCCGTCATGTTATCGAGGATTTCGGTGACGTGGCGCGGGCTGCGTTTGCGGTCGGCCGCGGCCGAGAGGAACATCCCGAACTCGTCGAGCTGGAACAGGATCGCCGGCTGGCGGTGGAGCGCGGTCAGCAGCCCCGCGCCCGAGGCGATCTTGTTGCCGCCGAGGTGATGCGCGAGCCCCGCCTCGAAGAAGAGACGGTTCACCACCTCGCGGGCATGGTTCTTGCCCGAGCCGCTGTCGGCGATGCCGACGATGTAGAGGTTGGTGCGCAGGTCTGACTCGGTGCGGTAGCGCCGCCCCATCAGTGCGCCGAGGGCGCAGAGGCTCGCGCCCACCGCGAGAAGCGGCTGCGGTCTGCGCGCCGTCTCGATCATGTAGCGCGCGAGATCGCCCACGAGCCCGCCCGGGATCGTCAGTGTGAAGGACGGTGCCGGCGGGAGGATCGGCGGCGGGGCTTCGGGCTGGGCGAGCCGCGCGAGGAGGCCGGCCGCGGGATGCTCGTCGGCCGCACACGCCTTCTGACTGCCGTCGAGCAGCAGGTCGGGGTCGGGACGCCAGCCCTTCTCCATGGCGAGGTGATAGATCGTGCCGGCGCCGATCCGCGCGGGCCTGAAGCTCGCCCAAGCCTTCGCCGTCGCGGCCGGGTCGTTCTTGGCCGCCTGCGCCGACCATTCGGTGAAGAGCGTCGCGCCCTCATCGCCCAAGGCACCCTTCAGTGCCATGCCGATGCGCATCCAGCTGTCGTAATCGAGCTCGGCGTTGGGCAGCCAGGCGAGCGCGCTTCGGATCGCGGCCTGCGTGCCGGCCTGCGCGTGACCCGGCAGACACTGCTGGGCCGCCACGTTCGCCCCCTTCGCGCCGAGGCTCTTCGGGCGCAGCTCGGGCGGGATCAGCGCCAACGCCTCGTCGAGGAAGGCCGCTGCCTGTTCGGCGTCGATTTCGGGCAGGCTCTCGATGTCGAGATCCGCGAGCCCCTCCTCCGGCCAGGCGTAGGGCCGGCCGGTGTCGGGATGCTTGGCATAGGCCACGAACTGCTGTCCGAGGCAGAGCATCTCGAGCGGCGCGCGCCGGATCCCGGCGAATGGCTGGGTCGTCCGATAGACGAGGAGCCGCTTCGGCGCCTTTCCGATCCTGAGCGCCGGCGTATCGCCCAGCCGTTCGCGGGCCAGCCGCTCGATGCGCAGCGCGAGATCACCATCCTCGGCGATGTCGATGTCGAGTGCTGCGACCGCACCCCCGACGATCCCGACCCCACAGTCGGGCCAGGTCGACCAGGTCGCGACCTCGATCTCGGTCGTGGCGCGGCTGGCATGCCGGTTCCACTGCGGGTAGTCGTGCCAGGCCGCACGGGCGAACTGGCCGGGTTTCTTGGTGCCGGGCGCGATCGGCAGGATCGCGTAGCCGTTGGTCACGAGCCGCGCGCCCACGCGCGCCATCCACGAGGTGTCCGCCATCAGAAGGGCACCTCCGGGATCATGCCATCGAGCCGCGCGCGGTCCTTCGCCGCCTGGTCGCGTAGGTGGTCGCAGTAGCCAGTGACGATCACCTCGACGAAGGCGTCCCACTCATCCTCGGTGAGCAGGGCAAGATCGGTCCGGCCGAGGCTGTCGAGATAGGCGCCGCCGGCCTTGCCGCCCTCGACCATGGCCGCCGTCTCATTGGGGGTCGGATCGATCATGCCCGACCTCCGGTGGCAGATGTCCTGGCAAGCCCGGCTGCAGAGGTCTCGGCGGCTCGTGTCGCGTCGCGGGTCGGAGACGGCAAAGCGCGCGTCGAACCAGCCCCAGCCGCGGGGTTCTCGATGGCAGACGGCGCAGAGCCCGGCACGGACGTAAGGCATGGGGCGAACCTGTAGGCGGTGATTTCGGTGAAGCGGCCCGCGGGGCGGACGGCGATCTCGGTGGGGCGGCGGAGCCGGTCCGCGAGGATGAGCGCCTCGTCGACGGACGCAGGGATCTCCAGCTCGGGCGCCCGCTCGCGCCACCAGCTCGCGGCCTTCCGGCGCGGATAGCCCTCGTGCTCGAAGCAGACCCATTCCGTGTGGAAGGCGAACCCGCAGCGGTAGGTGACCTTGAGCGAGACCCGCCCGCCGCGCTTCTCGTGGCGGCTGTAGGTGACGTCGGTGACGCCGACCCATTGCGGTTTGCCGGTCGACAGCACCTCCAGCGTCGAGGCGGTCGGCTCGAGCTTCACCTCGCGGCCGGGGAACTCGAAGCCGCAACCGGGGCATTCGAGAGCCGCCGCAGCCACGATGGTCCCGCATTTCGGGCAGATCTTCGTGGGCGGCGGCCCGTCGCCCGGACCGCCCGGCCGTTTGGGGCGCACCAGATCGATGGGGCCATGTCGGCGGACATTGCCCGCGAAGTCGAGAACGAGGCAGTTCTCCTTGCCCGCGGCGAGCCGTGTGCCCCGACCGGCCATCTGGACATAGAGCCCCGCCGACTTCGTGGGCCGCAGCATGGCGATCAGGTCCACGGCCGGCGCGTTGAAACCCGTCGTCAGCACGCCCATGGAGGCCAGCGCCCGAATCTCGCCGCGCTTGAAGGCGGCGATGATCGCGTCACGCTCGTCCTTCGGCGTCTTGCCGAAGATCGTCGCGCAGCTGACCCCGCGGCGGCGGAACTCCTCGGCGACATGGGTGGCGTGGCGGACACCCGAGCAGAAGGCGAGCCAGGACCGCCGCGTCTCGCCATGGGCGATGACCTCGTCCACGGCCGCGCGCGTGATCGCGTCCTGGTCGACCGCGTCCTCGAGATCGCGCGCGATGAACTCGCCACCGCGCGATCCCACGCCGGTCACGTCGAGGCGGGTCTTGGTCTGCTTCGAGATGAGCGGGGAGAGATAGCCCTGATCGATCAGGTCCCGGACCGACACCTCGTAGGCGATGTCGGTGAAGAGCGCGTTCTCGCCCTCGTGCAGCATCCCGCTGTCGAGCCGGAACGGCGTCGCCGTCAGACCGATCACCTTGAGCGCGGGGTTGATCGCCTGCAGATCGTTGAGGAAGCGGCGATACATGGTGTTCGACCGGCCCGGAATGAGATGGGCCTCGTCGATCAGCACCAGATCGGCATGGCCGATACGCGTCGCCTTGTCGTGGATCGACTGGATGCCGGCGAAGAGGATCCGGGCCCGCGCATCGCGGCGGCCGAGTCCGGCCGAGTAGATGCCAGCCGGTGCCTCGGGCCAGAGCCCCAGCATCTCGGCATGGTTCTGCGCGATCAGCTCGCGGACGTGGGTGACGACCAGCACGCGCTGGTCGGGCCAGGCCTTGAGTACGCCCTCGATGAAGGCGGCCATGACGAGGCTCTTGCCGCCGGCGGTGGGGATCACGACGAGCGGGTTGCCGCTCTCCTTCTCGAAATAGCCGTAGATCGAGGCGATCGCGGCCTGCTGGTAGGGGCGCAGGGTCAGCATGCGGCGGCCTCCTCTTCGCGGGCGTCGTTGGTCCAGGCCGAGCCGTCGCGCATGCGGTAGGAGACGAAGTCCTCGCCTGCGTCGGTCACCTCGCCGGGGACGAGATCGGGGATGAAAAGGTGCCGCGGGCAGGCGCGGCGCTGGTCCGCCGGGTCGAGCAGCCGGTCGTGGCGCGCGCAGTGCCAGCCGCCCACATCCCTGTTGGTCGCGCTTCCGGACGAAGAACCGGCGCCCGCTTCTTCTGGAAGCGCTTCGATGGGCGTCGAATGCAGGCAGGACCGGCAGGTGACGGCCGCGGCCCCCTCGCCGTGGCAGAGCTCGTGGTGGTCGCAGAAGCGGCATTCAAACCAGGCGGGATCCGCGCTGATCCGCTCGGGCGGATGCTGGGCGAAGATGATCCGCCGCGCCTTTTCCAGCAGGCGCTCGCCCATCTCGGGGTCGGCCGGCACGCGCTCGATGTGCAGCGCGTCGGTGTCCTTGCAGACCGCGACGTAGAGCGCCCGCGTGATGCCGGTCAGGTGCATGTAGACCTGCATCTGCGCCGCGTGCTGGGGCTTGGCGAGCGCGACGCCCTTGGCGACCAGCTCGGCGAAGCTCTTCGCGGAATGCGTCTTGAACTCGACGACGTGCCAGGTCTTCGGCGCCTCGAGCAGGCCGAGGGCGACGGCGTCGAGCGAGCCGCCGAAGTGACCGCCATGGGCTTCGACGCGGAACTGCCGTCCGGTCTCGGGATCGACCTCCAGCACCGTGGCGCCGGTGGCGCGCAGATCGCGGACGAGCCGGGACTCCTCCAGCTGGCCGGTCTCGAACAGCCGCAGGATGCGGCCCGTGTGCCGCGCGGGCGTTGCCCAGCGGAAGTCGTACCAGAGCGCACGGGCGCAGGACTTGCCGATCAGCGAGGCGCCGAGGTGGTCGCGGAAGCCGTCGCCCTGCCGGGCCTCGTAGGAGGCGTAGATCGCGGAAAGGGTCGGCGTCGGGGGTTCGGGAAGCTCGGCCATCAGCATGCCTCCTCCCGCTCGAGCCGTGCCCGCGCCTCCGCCAGCACCGCGGTCCAGGCGGCGCTATCATGGCGTTCGCGCAGGACGGCGATGATCGTGTCCTTTAGCCGTTCGCGCCGGCGGCGGCCGCCCTGACGGGCGACGATCTCGGCGCGCTCGCGGTTGAGGTGGCGCAGCGCCGTGCGCGCGCGGTGAAACCAGTCGGGGTCGATCGGCCTGGCCGTGCGTTGCCGCGCCAGATCGGCCGTCGCGATCTGCGTGCGGATCTTCGCGATGGCGTCCTCGATCTCGATCAGGCGCCTTGTGTCGTCAGGCAAGCCGGGGGTGTTCGCGGCCGCGCTGGCCGCGTCGGTAGTGTTGGTCATGGTCTGTCTCTCGGGTCTGGCGATGTGCGGGCCGCGAGCCGTGTCTCAGCTCGCGGCGGCCGAGGGCGTCAGCTCTTGCGGTTCCAGGGCGCGGTGGCCGGGCGGGCGGGTGCCGACTGGGCGGGCGCGCTGGCCGGCTGCGTGGCGGCGGGCTTGGGCGGGGCCGCCTGCGCCGGGGTTTCCGGGACCATGTAGCGGATCGTGTTGCGCTCGCCATAACCGTTCTTCGGGGGCTTCACGCCGACCTGGATCGTCATCGGGATCAGGTGCAGCTCCTCGCTGTCGTTCACCTGAAGCTTGCCCGTGGCGTGGCAGATCGCCGACAGCGTGCGCTGCGCGATCTCGACCGTGGTGGGGTTGGCGTTCACCAGGTTCAGCTGGTCGAAGATCTTGCGCCCTTTGTGCGGCCCCTCGAGGATGTCGAGCATCAGCCAGAGATACTGCCCCATCCCGTTCTTGGTGACGCGCATCTCGCTCTCGACGATCTGGGCGCGGTACCTGCCGGCGGGCAGGATCTCGTAGGCGGTGGCGGGCTCGATGCCGGTGGCGTCAAAGGCGGTGTCAAAACGTGCCATGGTTCTGTTCCTTGTCTGTCTGGATCATTCGGTGGCCGGCGCGGCCGGAGCGGGTGGGGAAGCCTCGGCGGAACCGCCCTCCATGGCGGCGACGAAGGCCGACCACTCGAGAGGCAGGGTTTCCGGCAGGCCGTAGCGGTTCTTGGCGAGGAAGGCGGGACGCTCCTCGGTGTGCATGACGCGCGCACCGGACCCGAGCGCCCGGGTCACCTTCTTGTTGAAGCCGACGTCGGACTTGCTGACCGAGATCCGGTAGTTCGCGAAGAGCACGACGTCCGAGTGCTCCTGCAAGAGCGCCGAGGCGCGCGCCTGCAGCTTGATCACGTAGCGGTCGTAGGGCTCGTGCTCGGGGCTGTCGAAGCGCCTGACGTCGGTGTGGGCGATCTGGATGACCGCCATGCCATTGCGGTCGCGGAGCGCGTTCAGCCGGTCGATGTACTCGCGCCAGATGGTCAGCGCCTCGGCGTAGCCCTTGCCGAAGCCGGGGCTTTCGATCGACTGCCAGCCGTTGCGCCGGCAGGCCTCGGCCCAGATCAGCGGCTCCAGCCAGTCCACGCTGTCGACCACCACCGTGGAATAGCTATGGTCCTCCTCGAGCAGGGCGTCCAGCGCCTCGGCGACCTCGGCATAGCTCGTCGCCAGCGGGAAATGCGGCACCTGCAGCTTGCCGAGACCATCCTCGGTGAGGACGAACACCGGCGCGTCGGCCGACGCGGCGAAGGTGGACTTGCCGATGCCGGCGACGCCGTGAATGAGCACGCGCGGCGGGCGCAGAACCGACGAGGTTTGCAGGGATGCAAGCGAGATGGCCATCAGCGCGCCTCCTCGCCGATGAGCAGCCGGAACTTCGGCTTGCCCGCCCGCACCGTGCGCGCGGGCTCGAACTCTTGGCGGAGGTCCTTGGGCCAGGCGGTGTATTTGCGCTCGGGTACGCTCAACACAATGCCGACGTAGTCGGCGGGGTTGGCGCCATCGGCCCCGATGCGCTCGACCAGACCGGCGAGCAACGCCTGGTCCCAATCGACGCGCTTGGGCAGCTCCGCGACCACCGTGACCGGGCCGTCCTGGAAACGCACGGTGCCGGTGTCCCTGCCTTCCGCACGGCGGGCGGCCTGTGCCCGGTCGCCGTATTTCAGGGCGATCGCGCCATCGAGCCAGTCGCAGAGGGTCTTCGCAGAGCGCAGCCGCTCGTCGGCGTCATGTTTCAGGAGCGCCAGCTGATCGCCCGGCAGCGCGGCGATCTCGCCCACCGGCAGGGTGGGAAGGTCGTCGAGGGTGATGCGGTTGGAAATCGTCATGGCCGCCCCCTCACGCCAGTTTCGCGGTGGGCTTGTCGGCCGTGCTCGAGCAGTGCCGGTTGGCCTCGTAGGCCTCGACATCCTCGAGCCGGTACACGACCCGGCCCCCGATCTTGATGAAGGCGGGACCTTCGCCGCTCCAACGCCAGCGCTCCAGCGTGCGCGGGCTGATCTTCCATCGAGCCGCCAGCTCGACCTGGTTGAGATGTGTGACTGACATCGTCGTCTCCTTCGCGATTAGCCGAATGCCTGCGAAGGAGACTGGGGCATGCGCGGGGAGGAGATGGGGAGGTCAGAGGGAGCGGGAACGGGAGGAATGCGGCTTGAGGCGCCCGAAAACGAAAACGGCCGCCCCGAAGGGCGGCCGGATCGCCGGGATTGTGCGGCGTCAGACTTCGAGCCAGCAGTTGGAGCCGCTTTCCCGAATGACCTCCCGCCATGTCGGGTGGCCCCCGAAGAGGTCCTTCAATCTCTTCACCGAAGGCCCGCATTCGGCTTCCTCGAGAATGCGTGCAACCGGCAGGACCGGGTCGCCGTCAAGCCAGGCCTCGGCCAGCATGGCGACGGCGATCTTCTGCTTGCCGCCGGTGAACTCGTGCCATTTGCCGTGGACAATCAGCACACCGCCATCGCCGGAGACCCAGACGGGCCCCTGGTGCGACGGGCCCTTGAGCAGCCGTGCCGCAAGGATTTCGGGGGCGACCGCAAGCCCGTCCTCGTGTTCGACCACATCCTCCAGCGCGACGAGCTCGTGACCCCGGATGAACGGAACGGGCATTCGTCCCGGCGGGTCGAGAACGATGACCACGCGAAGACCGTCGGATGGCCGACGCTGGACGAGTTCGCGAAAGGCCGCGAAACCCTCCGGCCTGGTCAGCCCCCGCGCCACCCATATCCCCACCCGAGCGGCACGCCTTGGCAGCCGCGCCGTCCCGAAATCCAGCGCCGCGTCGTCGAGATACGGCACCGGGTCATTTCCGAGCGAACAATCGAGCTTGGCGACAACTCGCCGAGCTCCTGCCGCCATGTCCAACGCATGGACGCGGCGGCGCTCGCTCGTGCGCTCGTCCTGCCAGGCCCAATTGCCCAGGTGACCCGCACGCCCGGTGAGCGGGTGGGTGATCACCGCCACGGGCGTGTCGTCAAGATCGTCCGACGCGACGATGCATGTGCTGCTGCCATGCGGCACGAGCAGCCCCGCTTCCATCAGCGCCTCGCCCGCGCCGCCCATCTGCGCCAGCGCGAAGGCCGAGACCCGCGCGCCGCGGGTCCCGGCGATGGACGAGAGCAGCCGACGGGCGGCGCGATCAATCCTCGAAGAGTTGCGGGTCATCGACGAGGATCCCCCAGCGCCGCAGGTATTTCTCGCCGATCAGCTGTTCGGTCGCGGTCCGATCCTTCAGATCGCAGCCATGCGGCCAGGTGACGGTGAAGCTCAGCGTCCGTCGCCGTCCGCTCCCCGGGCGCCGGGCGAGCTTCACGGCGATCCTCGCGCGCGTGGCGACGTAGGCGTCGCTCAGCGGCGTGCGATCACCGAAGCGCTCCTCCGCCTTCATCCAGATCGTCTCGTCTGCGCGCGCGGGTTTCTCCAGCGTCACCCTGAAATCGCTGTCGTCGATCGGCATCACGCGCAGCTCACGCACCTCGACCGCCTCGATCCCGTCCTCCGGATCGACGGGGAATTCGTGGTGCGAGAGCAGAACGGACAGGTCATAACACCGCAGCGGCAGGCGGTTTTCCTCGAACGCGATCCCAAGGAGATGCGTGACCGTCGCCTTGACGATCTCGCTGCGCGTCGCCCTGTCGCCGGCGACAACCTCGATGCCGCCGGTTGCCGCTTCATAGGTCACCGCGGCCTCGAACACCGGACGATAGGCCTGCCGGACAAGCGACCCCTTGTCGTCGAAGCGGAGCAGATCGTCGGGCCGTCCCTCGCGGTAGATCGTCACCTGCACCAGGTCGCATTCGTCGCCTTCGAGGGTCGTGCGCACGCGGTCGAAGATGTCCACATGGACATGCGTGGCGCCCGAGAATGCCTTGAGCGCTGAGACGAACGCCTCGATCGCGCCCTCCTCGCGCCGCACGGCGCGGCCGGCTTCCGTCATGAAGCCTGCCCACATCCGTCCGCGCCGGCGGTCCTCCGTGAAGCGGACCTCCTCGGCATGGCGAAAACGCTCCGGCGCATTCAGGAACATCCAGAGCGCTCGGGCATGGGCATTCGAGAGCCCGTCGAGCACGGCGGGGTTCTCGGCAACACTGTAGATGGCCGCCTGCCCCGCCTCGTCCGCCAGGGCGTTCACACGCTCGGCATCGTTCGAGATGCGGTCCCGCTGGGACCGGGTCATCTCCTCGATGGCGCCAAGCAACGGCCTCGGGAGCTCCGTCTCGGGCAGGCTCCAGTCGAAGCCGGCGGGAAGGCCGATTTCCGGCCGGTCGAAATAGTCGCGCAGCGCCTCACCCGGCGTCTTGCGAAGGAAAGTGGAAAGTGCGGTCACCGGGTTCTCCTTTCTGGCGATTCCATTGTCGGCTGATCTGCTAATCAGCGTATATCGCACCAGAAGGGAGTCAATCGCAAAAATACGCGCCACCGCGGATTGGCGTATATCAGTCGAAAAGCGACGGCTGGCCCTGCACCGTCGTGATCAGGTTGAGCTTAAGCAGCCGCACGCGCGCCGCCTCCTCGGAGACCGCGAACTGCGCCATCACCCTTCGGATCAGCTCCGCGGCGTGTTCGGAGGCCACGTGGATGTTGCCGTGCAGCTCGCGCGGCGCGCAGTAGTCGGAAACCAGGCGCCGCAACGGCGTGGCCGGCATCAGGATCGCGCCGCTGATGTATCCGGCCTGCCATTCCATCCAGTCGGTCTGCGGTGCGCCGAGAATGTTGTCGCGCCTGGAGATGGCCTTGTTGGCGTTCGGGTCGCGGTCTAGCAGGTCGCCGGTCGCGAACTTCTCGGCCCAGAGCGGCCCGTGGAATTTCACGTGGCCGAATTCGTGGGTGAGCGTCGTTCTGAAGCGGTTCTCGCGCCGATCATCGGCCGAGATGCGTTCCGAGATCGCCACTCTCGGCATCCGGTCGGCGAAGAATTCGGTCACCCCTTCGACATCGTCGCCGTAGCCGGAAAGGTCGGCATAGGTGTCGAGATCCTCGACATGCGCCTCGACGAGCACAGTCAGGTCATCGGTGCTGACCGGATAGGCGACCCTCTTCTTGTGGGAGAGCAGGAACTCCTGGATCAGCCGTTCGCATTCGGCGTCGAGCTCGCGTGCTTCAAAGTAGGGGCGCCGCGGAAAGCGCCCGGTGTTGTCCGGGATCATCCGCACCATGGCCCCGCCCTCACTCCTTAAGCGTCTTCCTGAAGTTCGCGAAGGCCCTGACCACCTTCTCGGGATCCGACGCTTCCCGGCGCAGGTCGTCCGGCAGCCGCCCCGCGAGCGCGAAGAGGTAGTCCTCCGGTATGTTCAGGATGCCGGAAAACTGCCGAATCAGGTGGCTGGAGCTGGGGCTGCGGCGGTCATGCTCGATGTCGTTGAGGTACTGCGGGGAGATAGACCCGCCCCCCTCTTCCTTCATCACCCGCGCAGCGAGCTCCTTCTGGCTCATGCCAGCCGCCTTGCGCGCCTGCGCGATAGCGCGCCCGAAGGTCATCCCGTCGCTGGACAT